TAGTTTCCAACTGGTATCTACTGCTGTATTAGATATTGTAAGCGCTATAGCTCTACCTCTAGCACGTGTGTCTACTTTATCTGTTGTAGAAGACACTGTAAAAGGTCCTAATGATGAACTAGCTGCAACATCGTTTGGATAATTTCTTAAATCTAATTGCACAATAGCGTTTCCTTGTTGTGCTATAAAATCTGGTATGATTCTACTAACTCTCATAATATTTTCACCATCACCTCTAAGGTCACCTAGATTAGTTGCAGCTCCTCTTATAACTTTTTGTGTAATATCATAATCACCAGATGTAATGTTTGCTGGTATAGCTGTAGTTACTCCTCCTCTTATTTGATTAACTCCTGTTTCATGTTCATAATAATATGAAATTCCATCAGTGTTTCCTGTAACATCAAAAGATGTATCGGTCCCTGCATCGTATTGAGTTCCATGTGGTAACCCAAAAACAGAAGAATCTTGCCAAGTAGTTCTAATAAATAATGAACTGTCATTAACAAACCATATGGGTCGTTTAGAAGTTGAGTCTAAATAACTGTACGTAACTGATTGTGTGTTAACATTTGAATTAGATTCTGGATAAAACCAAGTAACCTCTCCAAACAAATTATTAATACCTGCGTAAACAAATTGATTAGATGTTGTATTTAAATTGTCATAAACATAATCTTCTACCAAACAGTCCATAGATTCTAGTTTACCAGTGTATCTAAAGAAACCATTATCAGACATCCAATACGCAGCACCATCAACTTCAACGGCTGCATTCATACCAATCAATCCACAGTTTGTACCAACTTGTTCAAAGGCAAACGTAAAAGGAGTTCCAACAAAACGCATAGTAAATAAAGCTGTATCACTCCAAACGTATAATGCATTTCTACCAAGTTCAGCTCCCATGATCCGTGATCCATCGGCCAGTCTTTGTGTACCTGCACTGTTTTCAGCTGTAGGTGTGTAGTCATTAATATTTTCTTGAGAAGAAAACCTTATAAACATATCGTCCTGTGTAGTTTTATCTCCAATAGTTGTTTCTGTTCCAAAAAATACTAGGTGACGATCGGGAGTAGATACTAACATATCTCGTGACGCTGTTGGCGCACCTGATATAATAGTTGCTCGTGTATTTGTAGCATTTACTGCATCAGCATTCCACTCAAAACATTCCCCATTAAAGATTAAAGCAATAAGTGTACTTCCTAAATTATCTAATGCCCACATACCAGGTTCAGCAACGGTGTCTGTGTCAGCTGATGATTGACCCCAACCAGAAAAATTACTATAATCCGTAACTGTTGCTCCTGTGCTGTGAGAAGCATTTGTTGTCCCCCTAACGTTTCTAGTTATTCCAGTTAAAGTATTTGTTCCTGTATTTACCCCTGTGTAGGAAATTTCTTCTGTGCCTACTTGTATAAAATTAGTTCCTACTGTTGGAAAATTTAGTACAGACGTTAAAACAATACTAGTTCCAGTTCCACCTGTTCCTGCTGAGTTAGCAGATAATGATCCATTTAAAGTTGTTGTTTGAGGAGAAATTGCTGTTCCACCATATTTAGATATACCCCACCCAAAAACACCAACTTGTTCTGCTGGACCCACATGATAGTATTGAAAAAAAGTAATTCCTCCAGAAGTAGTAGCACCCGACCCTGTTTCATTAGAGGGCATTGTAATAGTTATAGATGTAGAATTAGGTACACTTGTTACCATAAATTTTTTATTAGCAAAATCTGCAACACCAAAATTAGAATTTGTAATAGCACTAAATGTAGATGCTTCACCAAATAAAATTATATCACCTGCTTGAAAACTATGTGCGCTACCAAACGTAATAGTTACGGTTGGTGATCCATTAGTTGTGCTAAATGCATTTGTAATGGCTGTACCCAATGGATTAACTAAAGGGTGAATGTCGTAATACACATCTCCTGAGTATGCGTATAAAATTCTATTGGTTCCAATAATTGCATATTTAATACCTGCTTTGTTAACCATGTGATGCAATTGTCTAGCAGCACCTGTTAATTTACTTTCACCTAACTGACTCCAACCACCTATTTTTTCGGGTGTACCATATCTAAAACGTACATTTGTACCACCAGTCCACTGAGATTCAGCGCCTGTTGAGGTTACTTGTTTATTGAATCCTGGTAAAAATCCTAATTTTTGTAGCATAATAATCCTATTTTACAAGACCTTATACCATATTAAACCACTTGGTAGCAATAACTTAAAAACAAAGCTTATAATCCAAAAAACTATGAATTTTTATACCAAGTTGCTACAACGTACCTTGTATTTTTTTTAACTTTGTTTACTCCATGCTTATAAAAAACACCATTAAAAAATAAACCTCTGCCTAAAACAGGTTTAATAGTTGTGGTATCTTCATAATAAGTTTGACCGCCTTCAAAATTTTCATTTAAATAAACTATTGAAGCAAGAGTTGTTTCACCACTTATTAAATCAAAATGTAAATCTTGTTTAGAATTTACAGGCCATTTTACTAGTTCTGACCAATGAATTTTACAATTAAATAACTTAGAAGTTTCTTCTAGTTTTTCTGTTAAGAAATTAATTTTAGAATCATTTTTATTTAATTTAATAGGATAAACATCACGAAAAAGAGAAGCTTTCTTTTTATTTTTTTTATAAAAATTAATTAAAAAATTACATTCTTTTTTTGATAAAAAATTATCAATTATTAAAGTATGCATGTATTAATATACCCAAGAAACATAGGAATATCTTGTTCCTTTTTTAACTGGATCTACTTTATGGGGGTAAAGAAAATTAGAAGGAAAGATTAATAAGTCTCCTGCTAGAAGTTCAATCTTTTTATTTTTAAACATTATAAATTCTCCTCCCTCATAATTATCATTTAAAACTCCAACAATGCTTAAAATAGGTATACCTTTTATTTTACCATCAAACATAGAATGTATGTGATCACAATGTTCTGCCATTTTTTTAGTTTTTGAATAACGATTAAATCTTATTTTTGAATAACCTTGCCAACTATTAAACCAATTAAATTTATAATCTTTTATATAACTATCAATTGCTAACCATAATTTTCCCATAATAATTTTTGAATCTATACCTTCATTACTTATATTCGTTGATACATCTAATTCTTGTTTTCCAGACCTATTTATATTTTCTTTAGTATTTACATCATAAAATTCATGTTGTTGCCATTTTAGTTTTTTAATTTCTTTTATAGTTTTATTACAAATGTTTTTGTTTAAAAAATTAGGTATTGTTTTTACATAAAAATCTAAATTTTTTTTCATAACTAATCTAATATAAGTTCTGTTAGATCATGATTACTACCAACAGTTCCTTTAATAAAAACATTAAAAGATAAACTTATTCTAGTATTCTCGCCTTGTTTAGTTTCAACCATATGGGTTAAAGAAGATGGAAATAAAAAAATATCTCCTGTTGTTACTGGAAACCACCATGATTCAGAATTAAATAAATTCCAATTTTTAACTTCAGGTTTTATAGTTTTATGTGTTTCATTAAAAAATGTAATTTTATCTAATGATTTATGACAATTAATATAAAACACTCCTGATATAAGTGAATTAGAATGTGTATGTTTATGGTGATACTGATCTTTTTCAGTATAGTTAACCCAAGATTGTGTAATGTAAGGTGTAATATTATTTTTAGAGGATATTACTTTTTGAAAATAATCGTCGACTCTTAATTGTAATTCTTTTTTTAATTTTTTAAATGGTTTTTCATTTAAAATATAATTATTAGCAGACGTAGTATTACCTGCATTTTTTATAAGTGTTTTTTTATTTTTTTCTACAAACTTTAATTCTAATGATGTTAGTTTTCTATTTAATTGTGACATGTAAACAGGTGTTGGAAATATTCCAATAATTCTTGGTTCTTTCATTTTTCTAATTACGCCACTAATTCTCGTTTCTTTCATTAATACTTTATTAAAGTATTTTAATTAGTTTGTAAAGTCCAAGATGTTGTATTTTCGTCCCATAAATATAAATCAGAAACAGGTTGATCGGTTCTCGGATCAGTAAGGTTTTGTGTATAAGTTTCAGGATAAACAACAGGAGGATTATATTTACCTTTTAATTCATCTAATACCCAAGAATCAAATGGTTTAGGTTCTATAAAACCATCTAGTGTTTCATCATAAGTAAAACCTGCTCCTGCATAGTTTAATCTAAAAGGTGTACCACCTAATACATGTTCTCCATGAAATGTATTGTATGAAGTTCTTTTACAAGTTTGTTTACGAAAATTACCGTAGTGTTGTTCCCAATCAATACCGTCTTCATTTTCTTCCTTACCAACGATAACTTCGGTTACTATATTATTCTTATCTAAAAATGCGTAATGTGCCATATTATATATTATTTAATTCCATTGTACTAAACCCGTTCCAGCAGTAATAGATGAAATTTTAAATCCACCTCCTGCACCTGGAGTTGAGATAGTTAAACCACCACCAGGATTTGAAATAGTAAGTGTATCTGAATATTTTACAATAACAATTCCAGAACCACCGTTTCCTCCTCGGTTAGGCCCTGAACCTGGTCCATTTCCAGATCCGCCACCACCGCCACCGCCAGTGTTTGCTACTCCTGATCCTCCGATATTTGTACCTGATGGACCAGTTCCACCTGTTCCACTAGGATTACCGGCTCCACCATTACCACCATAGGCTCCACCACCTCCACCAGCTCTTGTAACTGAAGATCCTGTTATAGAATTTGCTGCACCTGCTCCACCATTACCACCAGCTCTTGATGAAGGGTTACCACTACCATTACCACCAACAGCACCAGCTCCACCACCACCACCACCTCCAGTGTTTGGATTACCAGTACCACCATCATTTCCTTGTCCGGGAGTACCTGTTCCTTGGTTATTATCTGATTGACCACCACCAGAACCACCGTTTCCGGCTAAAGGGTTAAAAGAAGCAAAACCACCTCTACCTCCACCTTTCGCTGTAATAGTAGCTAAAACTGAATCAGGTGCGAGAGGTGTACCACCACTGCCTACTGAACCGACAAGACCTGCTCCTACTGTGACTGTATAGGGATCTCCTGCAAATAATTCATAACCTGTAGCCGCTAGTTGTCCACCAGCTCCGCCACCACCTGCAGCAAAAGAGTTAAAAGCTTGACCACCAGATCCACCTCCACCAATTACTAAATATTGTAATGATATAACAGTTTTTCCTCCTCCAGCACCAAATCCTAAGACTTGATAACCAAATGATTTACTTTTTCTGGTTTGTATATTTTTTGTGTTCTTACCTAAAGTAAGTTTATTTTTTAAATCTCTCATATCTAAATTCCTTATGCGTCGTTAGCTGCGTCAGTAGTAAAGAATATTTTAATACCAAGAAGTCTTGCATCTCCAGTAAAAGTATCTGAACCACTAGCTGCATTTCTTTGTACTTGAAAATAAGTTTGTGTGTCTACGGCTGCATCTTTAACTGTAAGTGCACTACTTACAGCTGTAACTTGTTGATCTTCAACTGTTCCATGACCCGCGTCTGTAATTGTTTGTTCGGTACCATAAGTAACATCAATAGTTGCATTATCAGCAACTGATACACCAAAAAGAGTCCATAAACAGTTTCCTGTACTTGTATTACTTGGAGTCCAAAATACTTGATAAGTTATTGTGCCTTCATTCCATGATTTAGGAAAAGCCACTGAAAATTGTGCAGCTTCGGCTGTACCTGCATCAAAGTCTAATACTTTCATATCAGGTCTTCCTGCTGTTGTTTCTACTTGTTGTGCGTCAGCACCATTAGTTGTTGCTCCATACATCGCTGCTGCTGGAACCCACATAGTCTCTAGTCCTGCAATTTTAACTGCAGCTGAACCTGATTTAAGTACACCTGTTCCTTTAGGATTTATATTAATACCAACGTTAGTTTCACCTGTTGCTGAAATAACCGGTCCAGCAACCCCTGTACCTGCGTTAGCTATAGTAAGTTCATTAACTGCTGAACCTGTTGCAGTAAAATTAATTAATTCGTTTCCATTAGTATCTAAAATGTTTGTTCCAATTTTAGGACTAGTTAAAGTTTTGTTTG